CCCAAGACCTTCGCCCACCGCGCCGCCGAAAACATCAACGCCGCCCTGCAAGACCTTTTCGCCGGTGCCGCGTGTGTCTACGGTGCCAAGTAATGGCCCGGCCAAAAAATCATAAAGGCTTCCGGCCATGCCGGTTCCTACACCAGCACCGACGACAGCACCCAGACCTGGCCCAACAGGACCAGAGACGACAGCACTCGGCGCTGCCATCACTGCGCCAGCTCCCGCACCGATGCCGCCACCCACCATTTCAGCGGTTTCCCGGCCAACGCTCGCAACGTCGCCAATGTCAAGCCCCTCGGGATTGTAGAGTGTCAAGCGCCCCGTGTTGCCGTTGAAGAACATGAAATTATCTTCACCGAACGGCTGTGCGTCAGGGTAGAAATTACGAAGCGTTGCAAGACGGTCTTCAGGCGTGTGGGCAGAACCAACGGACTGGCGGACACCAGCGGGCGCACCCGTGGTCTTGTCCATGATCTTTTCAAGGTCAATCTGAACATCCGAAAGGTAGGAATTGCCAAGTTCAATAATTTCTTCAGCCATCGTTGTTCACCAGGGCAAATGAGGTTCCATCAGGGCGAATGTAGACCGGGTAGCCCTCGGGCGTATAAGTTCCCGTGAATGTGCCGTCGTCTCGCACGGGTGCCGGTGCAGTTGGTGCGTCCTGGGCCGACCCACCGTCCTGCGCGGGCTGAGCGATACCATATTGTTCGTCAAGGATAGTTCGGGCTGCACCGAGTTTCTCTGAGATAACGTCAAACTGCGCTGCGAACCCCTCTGGTCCCATCAGTATTCCTCTGGAAAAGAATGATGTTGGGTCGGCTGTCATGTCTTCGAGCAAATCCATGTCAGGCCCAGTGAGGACGCCAAGTTCAAACAGCTCTTTCATTTCCATCATCAGGTCTGTTCTGGCTGCGGCTACTTTAATGCTTGCTGGAGAAGTCGGGTCCAGAAGTTCTTCCCTGCCGAGCATTTGCCCGTTTGGCATTAGAATACTCCGGTAGGCGTTAAGGGCCGCCTCGACCCTGCTAATAACTGTGTTGCCTGCGTTATAGGCGCGCTGATCCTCCAGCGGGAGTTCATCAGATTTCACGACTTGAACGCCACCGCTCCTGTCGTTCACCGTAGGCGTCTCTGCTACCGGAGATGCGTCTGTTGGCATCGGGGGCGCACCAATAGTCCCATCGGATGGCAAAATGAACGTAGGCTCAGGAAACATGCTCATGTCCGGCGTGATGTACGTTGTTGTATTTGTTGCTGGATTGTAGCTGTATTTCGGAGCGCCCAAAATGCTATAAGCAATAGCATAATCCTGAGAGTTGGAGTCGGCGGTGCGGAGAGTGTTGATGAGTTGAATGTCCATCGCGCTCCCACCAAAAGGAGAGCCGCCGCCATCTTCAGGCATACCTGAAACCATGCCAACGGCATCGGTGTCCCACATAAACGTCTTTTGCCCCGTGTTTGGGTCAACCACTTCCACCAACCTCCGCGCGGGGGGAGCATCAGGCGTTTTCCCATAGTTGGGGTCATAACCCGGAAGCGGCTGGATGCCCGCTGCGGGATTGTTCGGGTCCACAGGGCCAAAGCCTGTTGGGATGTTGATGCCGTCCCACGGGTCGGTTTCTCGGTATTCCGTCCATCCGTTTGCAATTGCGTCGTTATACGTTCCCATCACAATTTCGCCTGTTGGCGTCTTAAATGTGCCGGTCTGATTGGATTTAAGCAGGTCCGGCTGCGCAAACAGACTGTCACCCAGCAAGCCCATACCGATTTCAGGCGGCGCGAGGCGGATAAACTCCATCTGTTCGGGCGACATTCCAGCGCCAAACTCGGGGCTTTCCATGTAAGCCTGCATAGCAGCCTCACGTTCACGCTCTGCCATCATGTCCTGCATCTGCATCTGCTGGTCAAGGCTCTGCTGCATCATCGGGCCAGCCTGTGCCAATCCCTGCGCCATGATCCTGCCGTATTGGCCGGGGTCGGTTGAGGGCGCGCCCGCTGCCATCATTGTACCGCCCAACAGCCCAAGGGACTGCATACCGGCCTTGTAACGCATATCTTCTGGATACGGGCTGTTCGTCTGCTGGAAGAAATCAAGAATACCCATTAGCCTATCAAACCTCCAAGGAGTCCAACACCTGCGCCGATACCTGCACCCCACGGTCCTGGGGCAATCATTGCGCCCGTTGATGCGCCCGAAAGCGCACCGCCAAGGCCCATTGCAAGACCGTTGCTGTAGATCGGCTGATTGGCCGCGCCGGTCGTGGTGCCGCCATAGTTGCCGCCGATACGTGCCAAGTAGTCATTCAAGAGCATGTCAGGCATCGTTTCGTTGTAGTTGAACCGGGCGATGTCTGCATTGAGCACGTTCTGTGCCTGACCCTGCCGCTGTGCGCCGACCTGACCAAGCTGGGCAATGTCAACGTAATCCTGGTTCGCAAGGCCCGGTGCAAGCTGCGCCGCCTGCATCTGCCGCCCGCGCTCGTTCTCGTATGCACCAAACTCCACAGGGGCCAGCCCTTCGGTGATGCCGCGCCCAAGGCTTTCGGCATACCCGGCAGACGGGCCACGGTTGCCCGCGTTGTAGATCGAATCCACACGCTGGCGCACGTCACCCGCGACACGATCCGACAGTGCCGGAATGGCCTCGTTCATGTAGCCACCGTTCAGGGTGTCATAAACGCTGCTCTGTGCCGCGAAGTTTAGGGGGTTGCCCTGCATGGCGCGGTTTTCACCGGCCTGCAACGCCATCTCTGTCTGAGGCGCGAACGGCGTAACCGTGGATTCAGGGAAATAGGCAGGACCGCCGCTGCGGTAGCGGTTCTGTGACTCCCTGAAAATGTCCTGAAGGTAGGGAGCCTGTGCCGACCACGGCTCTGCCGTCTCGGTCCGCGTGGTTGTTTGCTGTCCGCTCTGTCCACCGCCAGCCATTAGTAACGCCCTCCACCGCCAGCGGGGCCGCCGCTCTGGCCTCCCGGTCCTCCGGGAGTGCCCCGGCCTCTGTTCATGCCGGGGCCAATACCGGGACCGGACGGCCTGCCTCTGTTCACGTTGGGGCCAAGCCCTGCGGGGCCACGCTGCCCACCACCGAAGCCACCGCCACGACCGGGACCGGCAGCGCCATCACGGCCACCCTGCCCACGGAACGGCGCACGGGGCGACAACAGGCCCTGCGGCTGCATAAGTGCCATGGGTGCCTGAGTCGGCATCACACGCTGCTGCTGCGGCACGTTGAACGTGCGCGGGATGATGGGTGCCGACTGATTCGCGAACATCTGGTTCCCGCTGGGCTGATACCCGTTAAGGAAACGAGCCGTCCCGAAATTCAGTGGATTTCCGATGAAGGGATACATGGTAGGGTCTTCCTTACGTGGACTTGACATTGTTCATAATCAGGGAGGGCGCGGAGCCATCCCTTGCGGCCCATGACTTCGACTGCATCGCACTCGTGCCAAACGGCCCATTCCTCCACAAACGGGAGGTTTTCTCTCAGGTCATCCAGATCACCGCCCGCCAGGACAATCAGGCACGTCCTGCGGCGCGGGTACTGAACTAGGGTTGTGACGGCCACAGACTTGTCCGTGGCCCACATCTGCATTTGCCCCGCCCTGACGGCATCAAAAATGTCTGTCAGTTCGTATTCGCCGTTTCCGTAGGACAGAGCCTCTTCGATCCTGCTAACGTGCTTGGGCCACGCCTCTGTGATCCCGCTTGATGGTACGCCGATCATGGATTGAATGCCCTCGATTTTATTAAGCCTGCGGCGGAAATGGCGGGAGCCGCGCACAATGGCGGGACGATGATATATGTGTAAATCATACCGATGCCGTCCAGTACCAGACAGGCTCGCCGGAGGTGGCCCATGTCACAGGAATAATCGTCGATGTCATTGTTCCGGCATACCAATCGCCAACAGTCGTCCCCGGCGTTAGCTGCACCTTGGTCGGGGTGCGGCTCAGACCATGGGTAATATTGTCGGTGGTGGCCGCGCCGGAGACTGTGTGGACGCCCTCGGCTCGCATAACGATGCCGGTGTCAACGCCGAATTTGTAGCTGGCCGCGGTGGAGTAGCTGGCAGGGGCAGTCGTGTGCCACGCATTGTTATCGAACTGGTACTCGCCAAAATTTGAAGCATGGCTTGAGCGCGTGTTCCATGACCCAGCGGAAGGCGTTCCACGGTCAATGTTATTGGTGATGACTGCGTGATTGACACTATCCATATCAATGCAGCAAACCGTGGCGTTTTGAAAACCGCACCCGACAACGTGCAGGGTGTCGAGCTGCTCGTCAGCGTCAGCCTCGACTAGAATAGCGATGGTGGCGTAGTTGAAGAAGCACGATGAAAACATCACGCTGCTACCGACATCTTTCTTTATTCGAACAGCGGTGAGGCCCGCACTGCCGCCAATGTAGCAGGAGTTGAAGATGTAGTTCGTCGCCTTGTTGTCCATTAAGATTTGGTTGGTCCCACCTTCAGAAATCCAGCATCCGTTAAACGTCAGAAACAGGCTCTCTGAAGCGTAGATGTTATAACTCCCAGTGCAGTACATATGGCAATCCGTGAAGGTGATGCCCTGCGGCCTGTCACTGGAGGCGACCAACGTACTTTGGTAGTCTGTTGAGATTTTGACGCCGCTACAGGAATTACCAAAGCGGCAGTGATGGATGTTGCTGTCGATCATACGTCCGCGGATATGGAAATTAACGCCAGAAGCGTTTGCGACTGAGAACGAGCAATCTCCGATATTGCCGAAATCTCCGTAGGTGTCGAAGAGCGTAACGGCGGCAGTACTGGAGAAGTGACAACGGGCGATGTTAAATTGCCACGCGCCCTTGCCAACCAGAACGGCTCCAGTGACACCCGTCGTAGCGATGGAGAGGTCCAGCATCTGGAACCGCAGGGACAACTCGGTAGAAGTGCCGAAGGCGACATAGGCTTCCGTGTGGTCGCTCGACCCATCTGCGTTGACGGTAACGCTGTCGATCCGGCCATTGGCGTCGATAGTGCAGGTGGCCGTGGGGTCGGTAGAGCCATCACCAAATAGCGTGACGGTCGGTGGGCTGGTGTAATAGCCGGGGTAGGCTACCGTTACGGAATCAATCACGCCCGCCGTAATACCCGCCGAGCCGTAAGCCGTACCTTCCAGTTTGATGACGGCATCGAAATTTGTGGACGCCCTCAGAACAGTAGCGCCAGGGCCTGCGCCCATCAGCGTGACAGGCACAGACCCAGAGTGTGTGATGGCCTCAGTGATCTTGATCGATCCCGCAGGCAACACAACAACACCGCCGCCGTTGGCAACTGCTGCATCCATCGCCGCCTGGACGGCTGCGGTGTCATCCGTGGAACCATCGGCTGTAACACCATAATCCTCTGCTGAGATATTATAGCTATGCCGGGATGCCAGGCGGACCCATTCTGTGCCATCGAAAAATGCAGGAGTAACGCCCGCAGCCTCATTGTTGATGTAGGCCAACGAACCCTCAAAATCCGATGATGACGGCAGCGTTGCCGCAGTGTAACTCGGGAGGGGGACCGCGCTTTCAAGATGCAAGGACAGCAGAAACTCGGAAATCTTGCGGACCCATTCATCCGTGTCGGCGTACTCCCTCGGGACGCCCGAATCCTTCAACGAGACAAGCGATCGCGGTGAATCAACCATTAGCGCCTGCCCTGTCGAACGAACTCAACGTCAATTCCTTGCGCGTGTGTCCATGTCCCGCCGGCTGCGACTGTCGTGGTGAAATCATGGTACCTGCCTGAGTTGTTTTGTGCAGTATCACCGATGTCATTGACCGAAGCCGCTGCGTCGAACGACTGCGTATCAAACAAGTCCTCACGACCTGCGACCTGCGTTGTGACAGTGCCGCCGTCAACCAGAGGTCTGACCCTTTGAACCCTGGACAATGCGCCCTTGTTCAATTCCATCGACCCTGTGGTGAACGTCGCGGCAAGGTTCGCGCCGTTGAACTGGCCGTATTGACTTGACGTATCGAACGCCGCCAGGAGCCTATCCCCACCCGTCCATGAAATCGCATCCAGAGTGAACGGGACTGTTTCCAGATCAGGATACAACGCCCCGACTTCCTCAAGCGTCGTGCCAAGCGAAAGGCCGTCACCGATGCACTCGGCCTCAATATCAGCCGATGACCAGCGGTTTTCGGGCCAGTGGTAGATGAACATCTTGTTTGGCGTCCCGTTGGTGTTTCCTGTGCCGGGGAATGACCAGATGATCGTCTTGTTCAGCGGGTCGATTGCCGCCGAGACGCGGGTACGGTTGGAAATGTCGAACTGCGCCCAGAACTCATTATCAACTTTGTTTTCCCCGATAGGGTGCGACTGCACACCGTCCGAGACATAGAACCCTTCGTCCGAAATGAAGTAAGTCAGCCGCCCAAGGGACACAACGGAACCCGGAATGGGCGTCCCGCGCTTCCTGTCGATAGGGTCGAACCTGAACACCAGAGGCGGGCCGACATACGTCATGCGATAGATCGCGCGTTCGCAGAAAACTAGCCCGTATTCGACACCGCCCACGATGCGCTGAACGTCCCCGCCCTCTTTCAAATCTTCATAATCACACTGCGTATCAGCGTCGGGGTCAAAGTCCGTTTGGTCACGGATACCTGACCACCACACGCGGGACCGCTTTACGCCGTCCGTGGTGTCGTTGGTATGCCCCAGAACCAGGAACTGCCCGACAACATCAAGCGTCCGCGCCTTGGGTTTGTTCGTGGACGTAATCATGTCAGCGAAGGCAGAACCACCTGGCGTAATGGACTGCACGGGGTCATCGTAGTTCGTTGCCACGAATGTCGGGCCGAACTGCGTAAACTGCCAATCGGAATCGTCAGACAGGGAATACCCGCCCGCCTTGGAAACGTCGTTCCATGTGTCGGCAATCAGGCTATATAGCTTGCTTGCGTCCCCAGCGTAAGCGTAGGTCTGGTGTCCTGCACCCACAGCACCAGAAAAGCCCCGGCAACGCGCATCAAGTGCGCTTGACGTTCCAGACAGGGCCTTCATGGGCTGATAGCTGAAACGGTCGGGAATGACGTTCGTTGCTTCTCTCAGGCCGGGATTGCCGAAGTCGGGGAGGTCGGGGAGCCATTCCCCGAAGGGAATAGTTTTCATCTGGCGGCTCTTCATTGTGCGGCCTCTGCGTCGTTGGATAGAAGGCCCGCGCCTGTAACACCGCCAAGCAGTCCGCTTGCCAAGAGATTGCGGCTGTTCAGGTTCCGGGGATCGAAGCGGGCAAACCGGGATCGGATTTGATTCGCATTATCATCAAACACGATGAAATGCCGCGCATCCTGAGTCCCCGCCATTCCAGGCAGTTTTACGCCGCCGAATCCCTGTCTATTACTGAATACGGAAGCATCCATGTCGATGCTGTCAAATCCGGCCTTCTTGAAAATGTCGGCAATGACAGCGCCGGGAGATGCCATTTCGCCCGTGAAATCGTCGTAAACCTCATTGATGTTTGCCCGCAGAATGGCGTCAAAGTCTGACGCAGATATGCCCCCATCAACAGCGTCATCGTACAGTTTTGCCAAAACGTCATCGCGGGTGAATTGGTCAATCTGCCATTCGTCAAAACTTTCCTGCGTTGCCCGCAGAAGGTCCATGAACGAGCCGCCCTCGCCCACAATGTCTTCCCCGTCATCGCTGTATTTTATGGCATAATCGAAAAATGTTTCACCATCACCGCCAACCCTGACCGGGTTCTCCATGCGCAACCGAGCCGGGTAAACAGTTCCATCATTCTGGATGCCAAGCCGTTCACGAGCGATGGCGTCTAGGGCTTCATCAATCTGGCCTTGAGACAGGTCTGCGGCGTCATCAACATCAACACCCCGGAACGCCCAATAGTCCAGAAGATCATCTGCATCCCCGTCAAACATAGCATCGGCGGACGATTCAATTTCTCTCTGGATTCTGCTTGTAATATCGGGTCCACCGAGGCCCGCGTAATTCTCGTTTACGTCTTCAAGGCTATTGGTGAAGTAATGGTGTGGGCCATAATGCCCCTCCGGGGTGCTGTAGGTATTCCGAAATTCGGTAATATTGCGTGGTGATCCATGCCACGCATCAACCGGAAAATATTGGTCTGCCCGCGCCATCTGACTCGCTGTGTCCATGGGTAGATCATCCGCCACACCCGAAAGCGCGTTGCCCACCTTGCCAACGGTCCCCATCACTCCCGGACCCGGCATCAGGGCGCTATCACCAAACGCCTGCAAATACTCAGGCGACAACCCGCCGTACTCATCAGACACGCCCTGCAATCGCGCCATCTCCTGCGGAATCGTGTTCATGCCAAACCAGCCGCTGCCCTCGCCCTGTCCCGTCAGGCCCTGCCACCAGTTATCGTAGGCGGCAAGCATCGGATCGTTCGGCGTTGTCATGGTCGCCGCGAGCGGGCCTAAACGTGTTTCCATGTTCATGCGCTGGTCGCCATTAGGCGGTGCCATAGCCCTGATCCGGTCCAGTGCGTACTGATAAGCAGGCTTCATGGCGTCGGAACCTCCGAACGCATCGACGCACCAACGGGGAAGCGGTCGCGCTTGTCGGACTTCATCACGCGGGCCTTGCTGTCTTCGTACAACCGACCCCAACGTGCGGCGGCTTCGTCATCCTCCAGGTACATGGCAAGTTCCATCAGGGAGCCGTAAAGCAACAACCCCCGTGCGTTGGAGAACAGCCAATTCGTGTCAGCATCGTCTGAGAGGTCAGTGAACCGCGCCCAATAGAACAGTTTGCCCGTGTGGCTACCGCTTGCGGGATACGGACCAAAGACGAAGTTCTCACCTTCAATGGTGAACGCCTTGGGTGTGCCTTCTGTCCGTGCAATCCTTCGCATCCAGAACTGCTCTGGATTGAGGTAGGTCAAGCGTGATGCGTCGTTGTCCAGAACGAACCGGCGAACGCCAAGAAACCCCGTGGGCAGTGCTGCAGTCTGGGCTGAAATGGTCACGTCTGCGCTGGTTTCCATCGCACGAACGCGGAGGTCCATGGCAATGCGATCCTGCGCCAGTGCGACAAACTCGGGGATGCGCGAGGTCAGGTCGTCACGCTCCGCCCAGTTGGCGATGGCGGATTTTAGTTCGCCGTAATTCGTCAGACTCATTGGAACAACTCCGCGCTGCCGTCATAGCCGTAACGCTTGGGGGGATGGATCACCCGCTGCAAATGGCTGTCGGGGTGGAATGTGACTTTAAGCCCACGGGCACGGGCCAAACCCGCAAGATAGGCAATCGTCGGGACTTGGTATTCATACGCCTCAGAGTTGCCCGGAACGCCCCACACGGCCATATCGTCGGCCTGGAGCATCGCCATTGCCATCATGTAGGCAATCGAACAACTCATGTTCACGCCGGTCATCGCCGCGACTTCGGTCAGCGGGTACGGCTCGGCGGTGTTAATCTCGTGGAACCGCTCCTGCATGATAACGGGGCAGTCAAAGCCGTTCAGGTGTTCGATACGGTCGCACCATTTCTCCCGGCGGTGCATTTCAAACACCAGATCGGCGTCACGGTCGAAGGACTTGTTCATGACCCACCGCGCGTCGTGTTCGGGCGGGTTGTCCTGATAGTCGGGGTGTCCGCCAACGATCAGGATCATATTTTGCCGTCCACGGCCCGTAGGTTCTTATAGTCGGGATCGTTCAGGAACTTGGCGCAAAACGCGCGTTTCTCCTTCGCCTTCCAGCGCATGAAGTCCTGCACACGAACACCCTTCTGATGGCACCATTCCATCCAGATCACGGCGGGAATCTCGGCCACCTTCCTGCCGAGCGCCTCGCTGTCGGTCTGACCATCAGCCCGAAAGGCTGCATTGCGGTCGAGGATGCTGGAAACGTCCTGGTGGTAGCTGAGATACGACTTCTCGGTGTCGGGGTCGAAGTGATAGCGCGTCTCCACGCCACCATGCAGGCCCACAGTCTTGTCTGTGATCCAACTCATTTTGGAACCTCAATCTTGCTTGCATGTAACAATGGCGACCACGGGGAAGCCGATGCGGACACATTCCATGCCCACTGTTCGGAAGCCTCGTCCATCACCACATTTCGTTTCATTGTCAGGTTGCGAAGGCTCAAATAGACCTGCTGCCGGATTTCCCAATCCCACGGGTACGCATAGAAAGCGTCGATATTCAGTTGTAGCGCGTCTGTCGGTTCCGCCACCAGGAGAGTGTAGGATTGCCCGAACTTGACGTGGCCCCGCCATTCCTGAAGGCCCATCCATCCGTTTGCCACAACGGCAGCGAACAGCACGACCCCAAGGCATAGGCGAGCAATGCGCCGGTAACTGGCATTTGTGCCGGGAAGCCAATCAAGCACATCACCGCACCGAGAATCAAAATCACTGACGGGGCCGCGCGGGTAAAGATCAGCCATAGACACAAACCACCCAATCCAAGGCCAATTAGACCGGCCTCGGCCCAAAGTTGCAGATAATCGTTGTGTGCCGCGCCCGCGTGATGCCCGATCTGGACCTCTACACGGTCAAACAGCGCCAAATGTTCCGCCCCGAAGCGGGGGTAGTGGTAGTTGAACGACCCGAAGCCCTGCCCGAGCAGTGGATGCTCCAGAATCATATGCCCCGTGTTCCACCATAATTCGAGACGGGCCAGAGCCGAACCGCTCACCACGTCCCACGCCTCTGGAACCGCGAACAGTGTCACCACAGGGACAGCCGCCGCGAACACCGCCGCACTTCGCACGTGTGTCCACAGAAGCCACAAAAACAGGCCATAGAACGCAATGAACTCAATTCTGCTGGGCAGGTGCATCAGGTAGGCGATTGACGCACCCAGAAGGGCTAAATGCGCAATCCTGACCCATCTGTGTTCGCTATTTGATCCAAACCAGAGAACTGGCAACAAAAGCACAACATACTCGGTCGCGAAGTTCTCATTCCCGAAGGAACCGAACCAGCCAAACGTCAGCTCAAAGACCAGAACACCGGCCACACAAAGCCCTGCAACGCGAATGACGGGCTTCAGCCCGTACACCCTCCCGGCAAAGAAACACGCCGCCAGGGGCAGGATTTTGTGAAGCTGGTGCAGGCTCTGCCGTTGATCCTCTGACCAGAGAACCGACAGGCAGAGCCAGCCCAGAAACAACAGCACGGACGCCGTGACGGCATCCCACTGAAACTTCAGGAACGGCAGCGCGAGGCAGAAGGCATAAAGCACCATCCACTTGGGAAGATGCCCTGCAATCAGCCCCGGCCACCATGCCATGGTAGCAAGGAAAAGGGCGGCTGAGATAACCCAACCGCCCAGATCATTACTGACCTTCAACACGGATCACCAGAACCGCGTCAATGTCGTTCGTCGAATAGCCCGACGTGGTGATGGCGATAACGTCACCAACCGCAACGGCCTGATCCGACAGTGTGAGCGTATCCACGTCACCAGCGGCAGAGTTGCTGAACGCGATGTCCAGCGTGGTGCCGTAGTCCGTGAACGCCGTGGTTCCGACAGAAGCCACGCTCACAGTCAGGGAAATGTCATGCGTGGCAATCGCGCCAAACAGGACACTCTGAATCTGTGCAAGGTCGCCCGCAATCGGGGAAACCATGAACGTGGTCGATGCCGTGGAGACATTCTCCAGCAAGACGGTCAGATCGCGGCCAACGGGGATTGTGTCCCCGTCGCCATTGACCCAATCTACTGTGCCGTCGTCACTCTGGCGAATGTTCCAGCCCGCAAACGCGAGGCTGGGAACAAGCACCAGAGCGACCAGCAAGGGAAGAAAACGCTTCATGACCGCTCCTTACGAGGTTGTTAGATCGGCAACGATGCCCGAAGCCGCTTCGTTGCGGGATTCAAGCGTGAACTCCACCAGAAGCTGTGAACGCTCACTGTCGCCGGTCTTCGCCAGCTTGTTGGTCGTGAACGGACGCAGGTAGGCCAAGGCCCACATGTCGTTCTGGAGAATCCAGCAATCACGAGCACGCATGAAGCGGTTCGGGATCACTTCGAGTTCACCGAAGTCCGAGTCATACAAATCAATGGAAGCCATCAATTTGCTGTCTTCAGCCGTCTTGAAGCGGGTTGCATTACCGGTGAAGGTCGAGAACTTCTGCTTGTTGAAGCTGCCGACATAGATCGTGTCCGGCTCACCGCCCGAGTTCCAGGCAGAGGCCAGAACGGCCTTCACCTGTGCTTCGGTAAAGGCACGCTGCGTGCCATCGGTGCGGGCGGTGTTACCCAGACCCGTGCCGTTGGCGGCAGCACCCGTGCCAATGTCGGTGTTGGTGATGACCCACGAAGGCAGAGCGCCCAGTGTGCGAGCCGTCGAAACGTCACCGGCTGCCTCGGCCTGCAATGCGCAGATCGTGGCTTCCATGTCTCGCTTCAGTTCCTTGCCGTTCTTGGCGACCTGGTACGAAAGTTCGTTCTTGCGACCGGCCTTGGAAACGACCTGCTGCGTACCCGTCACACGGCTCACCTTGTCCATGATCTGGCAGGTGTTCGAGAGACGGACAGTGGGGGTCACGGCGTCGGTGGTTGCATCAGCACCTTCCTTGACCGCGTTCGAGGTGGACGCAGCGGCGAGTGCGTCGGTCTGCCACTCGTGCAGAACGGCGGTTGCCTTGGAGCGTCCGATGGACGACATGATGGGACATTCAACGGGCGAAATGTCATAGATCGCGTCGGAGAGGTCTTCACGGTTGCCGACAGCATCAAACGTGCTGAAGGTATCTGCGGGTTCAATAGCCATTGGAGATATTCCCTATTGGGCAAAAATCCGGTTGATCCGCTCTGCGGCGGCATCAAGGCTTCTCGGATTTCTGCGATGGTTGCGACGCGCATTCGCGACCTTTTCGGCCTTCGCATCCTCACCATTTCTCGGCGTCCCCGGCTTAATCGTCCGGGTCGGCTTGACCAGCTTCTTTTCAGGGTTCGATGACTGAACCTTCCGCCCGCCGATAGCGTCCTTGAGGACACCAATCATGCGATGGTCGGCCAGTGCGTCGATTTCCTGTTCGTTGAAGCCCCGCTCTGCGAGATAGGAACGCATTTCCGACGCCGCCTGCCCTTTCGGGTCTGACAGTTCCGGCCAATTCGTCACCATCCGCTTATGTTCTTCAGCAAGATGCTGCTGCATCTGTTCCTGCTGTTGGGCCATCTGCTGCTGCACGAGACGGTTGCGTTCGGCCTGAGCGCTTTGGAGCGTCTGGGTCTTCTGCTGCCATTCTCGCTGTGCCTGCAAGTATGCCTGCGGGTTCTTCTGGAGTTCGGCCCAGTTGGGTTCCGCTCCAGTCAACTGCTGTTCGAGAGTTTGGG